GCGGAATTTTTACTTTTCAATCGATCTGTGGGGCTAAACCCCCAAAAAATATAAAAAAGTTATGAAAATCAGTGGGTATACGCTAGAAATTGAAAAATCACCATCGGAGGTTGGGGTTGTGCTGGAATTGCCAGTTGACTCGAAAGAGGAAGTCGAGGTTGGGACTGCGCTGGAATTGCCAGTTGACGCGGAAAAGAAAGTTGAGCTTGCGAAATTGAAAAAGAAAGCCTATCGATTTTCTTCTAAATCTGGCATGCTGACTTATTCTAGATGTGGCTTGACTATAGATTTTGTTAACTCGCATATGCAAGAACTGCTTAGCCCTTTTGATTTAATAGATCTAATTGTGTCAAAGGAGTCACATAGTTTAGATGATTCTGCTGTATCAAAAGCTAAATATATTTTTCATTATCATGTGTATTTCAAAGTGAAACGCAAATTGGATATAAAAAACCCGAGATATTTTGATATTCCGTCTGAAGTCTTAGGAGAACGAAACTACCACCCGAATACCAAGTCTAATATAAAAAACCATAGCCATATAGTGCATTACGTACTAAAAGATCACTCGGGCAACTTGGATGATGCTTCGAAGGTTATGATTAGCGATGGTTTGCGGATAAGACTGTCGCCGCAAGGTATTTTACTTTCTAATGATCACATAATGCTTAAGTTGATCCGTGAAGGTAAGATCGATGATGCCATGTCGATGCAAGAACGACTGCACCCAAAAACCATATTGAATAAACACATGCAATTAGAAAAAAGTTTTAGGGATTTGTATATGAAGTCTCTTGGCTATAAAAGCAAATTCACGTTGGATGATTTTATTGTTTCGCCGGTGCTGACAAACTTGTTGGATAAAGCTTTGATAGAGCAAAAGACGTTATTTATCATGGGTAAACCTGGCTCAGGTAAAACGAGATTCATGATGGCTTACTGTGAAAGTAAAAACATTAAGCCGTTGATTGTGAATAATATTGATGCTCTTAAGCTCATTCAAGAGGATCACGGAATGATTGTCTTCGATGACGTTGATTTTTCGAATTCTAGCAGAGAAGAGCTTATAAGTCTTTTGGATGCGGAAAAATCTTCTGATATTCGAATTTTATATCAAACCCTACAGTTGCCTGCGAATTTGCCAAGAACCATCTTGTCGAATGCCGCTCCTGCTGAGGTTTTTGGTCGTTTTGCGCCTAAAGGCGAAGTAACACGACGTTTTTTGTTTTTGAACTTGGGGGAAGCTAGTCTTAAGCCTGTTGGTGCTATAGTTAGCGAAGAAGCGCTTGTCGAATATAGGCTAGATAGTTCCATTCCCGCAGTAAAAGAACGCGATTGTTTGCCTTTAATTGGTTTGAGCGATGAGAACGACGAGAAAAAATGACCGCTAAAAAACGGTGGCTTATTTTTGTTTTTCCTTTTTCTTTCTTTTTTATTCATATTGCAGTTACGTTTTTTAAGAAATAGCCGCCCCTGTTTTATGTTCGAGAGCAAACTATAACTTATATAAACCTAGCGGATTCAAGATTTTGGTGGATTTCTCCTTTTTTTCTTTCTTTTCTTCATATTACACTTATGTTCTTTAACGCGAGCATCGTCAATAAGATTCATAGACGATGCGAGGTAAAAGTGTACTCGGCGGACGTTAAAGTCACGAAAGTAATGACTTTGAATTAGGAGACCCCCCTGTGGGGTCTTCTGATTCAAAGTCATTACTTTCGGGTTTAACGTTCGGCGAGTACGCGAATACCTTTTGGGGAAATGTATATGCTATTCATTGGCCCCCCACTTTTTGGGGCCAATAAATAGCATACACATTTCGGGTGGGTGCTTTTTGCTTTCTTTTCGGGTGGGTGCTTTTCGCTTTCGGGAAAGAATGGAAATCGCGGAATTTTTACTTTTGAATGGAAATCGCGGAATTTTTACTTTTGAATGGAAATCGCGGAATTTTTACTTTTCAATCGATCTGTGGGGCTAAACCCCCAAAAAATATAAAAAAGTTATGAAAATCAGTGGGTATACGCTAGAAATTGAAAAATCACCATCGGAGGTTGGGGTTGTGCTGGAA